ACAAAAATTGATATCACTTTTGATGTTCCAGAGTCTTCGAAAAAATCAGTAGAAGAAGCTATTAGAGGTGTTACTACTTATGGTGTCGATGCTGAAGAGGCATTAGAAGGAGTTCGCAGACAATGGGCATTGAATAAAGATGCTTCTGATGAAACAAATGCCGCTGTAGTTAAAGGAGCGGCGACTATTGCAGCATCCTACGCTGGAATTGATTTTAATGAACTTATACAAGAAACCAATGAGATTGGTGCAACGTTAGGTATTACTAACGAGGAAGCATTGGGACTAGTTAATACATTATTAAAAACAGGATTTCCACCAGAACAATTAGATATTATTGCTGAATATGGGGATCAGATGATTCAAGCTGGATTTTCGGCTAAAGAAGTTCAAGGAATAATGTCTGCAGGAGTCGATACTAAAAGTTGGAATATAGACAACCTATTGGATGAAAGATTGTCCCTATGAGTGGCGACATTCATAGAAAACTCCTTTAATTCAGTGGAAATCTCAAAAGAGACAATACTGAGCGAAGCCTTTAACGAAGGAACGTGCAACGACTAGCTGAAAAGGGTAGGGTGTAAGCCAATGACATCCGAAATGGGG